GAATAGCCACGTCTTGTTCTTGCCAATCTAGGTATGCATTCATAGCAAAGCTAAAGGCTAAAGATATAGAAACCACAGTGAAGCTTAGGCAAACAAGTACCATCATTAATGTTTCAATCATTAGTGTTTCTCGTTTAGGTTAGTGGCAAGCGAACTCACCGAACATAATTATTGATGCGCCTTTGTAGGCGCAGTGAGCTTCTATTGCAGAGTTAAAAGTTCCGAGGTGATAACGCTTACCATGCTCAGTGATTGTAGCCCTGAACTTATCTCTGTAAGGCTTAACACCCTTAAGTCCTGTAGTGCTGTCAGAGCGAACTTTTACATTAGCTTTATTCTGAGAGGCTGTTGCTGGTCTTAAATTACAAATGCGGTTGTCTGCTTTATCTTGATTAATATGGTCAAGCATTTCAGGAAGTTCACCATGATGAAGTAGATAAGCTAAACGATGGGCATAATAAGTTTGGTTTAAAACTCTTATATTTAAATAACCATTGTTGTTAGGAGTGCCTGTGGATTTCTTACCTGACTTGCGAATGAACGTACCCGTTTCAGGCACATAGGTAATCTCAGCACGAAGCTGTTCTAGGGTATGTTTCATTGTGTTTCCTATTTAATGAGTGCCTCCCAACAAACAGGAAACAATGGACTGATAAGGGAAGAGACATCTTTGGCGAGGTCTTGAATTTCTTTTTGTGCATGAGGGTCCATGCGTTGCTTGCAGAACCTAGCGTAGGCAGACAGTGAGCCTGTCCAATACCAACTGACCTCCATTCCTTGAGGCAACAACAGACGTGCTTGTTCAGGACACATGCCACCATCAATAGCCATCTGATATGAGTCTAAGCACATGGTGTTTACAGTTTGGAAATGCCTGCGCCAATACTTGTCACCTGTTGGGTGCATGTCCTCACCACTACCCTGCTTGATAGAACCTTCTGGGTGCTTGCGGAACTGTCGAGGTATGAAGAACTTAGGTGATGAACTAATGTATCGCCTGCTCTCTTCGTTCTCGGTGAAACCAACCTTGTGTTTAAAACACTGAGTGCGGATAGGAACAGGCGCAGTCATACGCAGAGTGATTGAAGTGTGTGAGAATGGAGTCCAGTGTTTGTGCTTGGCTAGATAGTTAATCAAACCTGCATCTTTAACCTCATCAAACTCTGTATCATCAGCAGCAAATGATACACGGGCTGCACGTACAACAGAGGCATCGTTTCCCATGTGGTCTATGTACTGAACCTGACCATTACGGCAGTCCCACCAACTAACATCCGCACTGGGACTCATCCCTAATTTAACTTTGTCTTTAAATTTTTCAGTCATTCTTGCTCACCTGATTCTCGTAATCGCATCAGACCCATGACAGTGATGTACCACCGCCTACCGAATTGGTTTGTGCCTACAGTTTTTGTTGAAATGAATCCTTCACACGCACACACAGCTACCAACTCAGCATTGTTTCTTGCAAAGTCACTGCGTGTAGTGAAAGGGGTTTGATAGGCACGGCTTAGTACCTCAGTGAGTAGCTGCCCAGTTGTCTCCGACATTGAATTCTCCATCTAGTGGACATTTAAAGTTGAAGATACTGGTGACTTCTTTGATAGAAGCTACGGCAATTTCTCCCACACGTTCTGCAATCTCAGCCTTGCAAGCAACTTGGATTTCATCGTGGACCCATGCACACATTGCAAAGTCACCATCCCACCCGTGTTTAAATCCAGCAGCTTTCATAGCCTTAACAAACTGGACCAACCACTGCTTACAAATAATGCCGCCTGCACTTTGAAGCAACGCATTCAATGCTGAGTGTGAACTCCTGATATGGACACGCCTTCGGTCCAAGCCATAGATATAACCACGACCAGAGCTAGCCATTACTTGGTCACGCAGCTTGGCAAGCGCAGGTGTCTTGGCTAAGAATCTTTCCTTGATAGCTTTGCCCTGCTTCCTACCACCACCTACCAGTTCACCAATCAGTTGGTCGCCTCCGCCATAATTAAAAGCGTAGATGAATCGTTTTGCTGATGGTCTGTCAGGCAGGCCTGCTGCTAGCTGGTTGGTTGTGTGGATGTCACCATCAAGGACAACATTCACATACCTCCCACCATCATAAGCAGCCATGAAATGCGCGAGGCATCTCAATTCTAGGCCAGAAGCATCTGCACCCATGAGCTTCCATCCTTTAGGGACAGTGAATAGCTCACGACACTCTTGACCATAGGGTGCAGAGAGTGAAGGCACTTGTGCAATGTTGGGGTATGCATGTGTTGCTCGGCCTGTGACAGCACCATTGGGATTGATGGAACCATGAATCTTTCCATCCTTCACAACCTTTAACCAGCCTTGCGCTCCGTCAGATAACTGAGCGATGCGCTTCTGTAGCATGAAGTATTCAGCCATGACCTTGGCTTCAGGGAAGGGTAGTCCCGTCAGCGTAGTCTCATCAACCTTGGCCTGACCACTCTTGGTAAACTCTTTAGGTTTCCATCCACGAACTTTCACTAAGCGGTCTGCTATGTGAGTGCGAGATGATGGGTTGAACTCCATGATTTTGATGGGTGTGTAAGAACATCCAGATACCATAGACGCACGGGTTATATCTTTATAGTTGACTGTCCGCGCAGGTGTCTTGAGAGGACCTGCAATAATCCAAGGCTGAAACAAACCATCTAGCTTTGCTCTTATGTCTGTCCTCTTAGCAGATAGCTCACGATAAAGTAGTGCAGCTTTCTTCTCATCAAACACAAAGCCATTACGCTCTTGTTTAGCCATGACCCAAGCAACCTGATGCTCAAGCTCTAGTGACTGAGGACTGTATTCCTGTTTGATTATCTCAGCATACAAGTCAGCAGTTACCTCAACATCTTGCTGGCAGTAGGTAAGCATCTCTTCAGAGTACACGTCCCATGCTGCTTCTTGCTGTGCGTAGTCACCTTTATGATTACCTAATCTGTAACCCCAAGCCTTTAAAGAGTGGGACCCAAACATCTTTCTTGGAAATCCTGGCACTTGTTCTAAGCGGACAGCATCATCCTCTTTAATGCTGGACCAAATCAACCTGACACACACCAATGTGTCCACCATTGATGGTGATTTGAATGAGGGATACAGCTTCTTGATAGCAGGCACATCAAACTTGATTCCGTTGTGAGCTATTAACTCATCAGCAGATTCAAGCAGCTTGATGCCCTTGTCTATCTCAGTGGGACGAAAGGAATGAACCTCACCTGAGTCAACATCTTTAGCCACGATACAGTGGATGGTTGTTAGCTCATCCAGCAGTCCGTTTGTTTCAATATCAACAATGAGTTTCATAATGTTTCCTTAGAACGCAGCCATCGCATCATCAACAGGGACTATGTCAAACACAGTCTGCTCGTAGAGATGTCCAGTTGCTTGGTTGTAGTTAAGTGGGATGGTCATGCCAGTAGACTGACCTGTGTATCGGTCCTTAAGAACACGGAAGGTAGTAGTCTGCCTGTCCTTGATGTTCTCAGCTTGTTGGTCACGCTCCATGCCAAACATGTAGTGACACCAGAAGCCGATAGCTCGGGAGCCTTTAAAGTGGCGGATGCTTACACGACCACCCTCTTCGTGTGGCTTACCATCGGGCGTAGCCAAGTGAGACACCATCATAATAATAATGCCTAGCCTCTTTGCTAGTTTGGCTATGTCAGAAGTAATACGCTCCAACTCAACACGCTCATCAGTACCCTGCCCTGTGGCTAGTGCTGTGAGGTGGTCAACATAGAACACACGTATACCTTCAGAGTGATGCATGTACTCTATGTTAGATTTAACTACATCCCACTCGCAGACTCCGAAGGAATCATAGAGGCGAATCATGTCAGACTCTTCGAGAGCATCAATGGCTTCACTGCGCTGTTCATTGGTCCAATCACCATCAGGTATGTGGAACAATTTGTTAGCGTGTTTGCCAGCTAAACGAATGGCTGTCTCAGTAGGCATCTGCTCTAAGAAGAACACACCGACTCTCTCTTTTAACTCTTGCATATCGTAGATGATTTGCTGTGTTAAGAAGTCAGTCTTGCCTACACCAGTTCCTGCACCCAAACAATAAACTTCACCATACCTCCGTCCATAGGTCTTAGCGTTGAGCGTCTTAAGGAACCAAGGCAGGCCCCATTCCACAGGCTTGTCTAGTTCTGCGCGGATGTCTTTCAGACTCACGATACCATCAGGTCTGTAGGTCTTCGCATTCCATATTGCATCCATAACTAGACGATGCTTACCAGCTAGCAAGGCTTCATTGGCATCCTTAAAGCCATTGATAGTTCCTATCTTGCACTTGCCTGCCTCAAACAGTGGAGCGCAGGCTTTGGCTGCTGCCTCACCTGCTGCATCTCCATCCATAAGTAGGATAATTTCTTGGAACTTATTAAAGTAACTCATGTTCGCAGCAATACTTTTAGCTGCACCAGCCGCACCATTTGGCACGGATATAACAGGCCACTTGTTGTCTTGTATCTGTGAGATAGACATCGCGTCTATGGAGCCTTCGCAGATTACAAGCTTCTTGCCTGACTCAAATAAGTTTGAACCAAACATGGGCATCTGACTGAAGTCCCCAAGGATGGGGAAGTTCTTATCAGCAGTGCGTAGTTGTTGTGCGACCAACTTGCCTTCAACATTATGAAGAGGACAGATGTGAACTGGTTGTCCATTGTGACTACCAACCTTGTAACCAAAGTGACGGGCTGTCTCTTCAGTAATTCCACGTTGCCTAAGTGAACGGACTTCACCATCTATCAATGAACTTGCCATGCGTGTACTACTCCTAAAAGTTGTGGTGTCTACACCCTCATCAGGCCACTCCATGTGGTCACAGTTGAGGGAGAAGCAGTAAGCTCTACCAGAGGCGTAACGCACAAGGTTGTCGCGTGAGTTGCAGCTAGGGCAACTCTCACGTCCAACCATTGGGCTATCATCTTGGTCGCGCTTGCTCATTACAGTGTGTAGCTAGCGTAGGCTTTACCACGAACACCAGTCTTCATGTTCACGTTGATGACAGTGCCTTGCTTATGCAATGAGTGGACAACAGCAGCAAGTCTAGTGATTCCATAAAGTCCAATGGCTTCGATGGAAGTCAATGAGCGTCCAGTTTTTAGGTGTGCAATTACTTGATTAGATTGAGTCATAGTTTTTCTCTCGATAGTTGAGTTCATAAGAATGATGGCCCTCCGAAAAGGGCATACAGTTTGATTACTGTGATGGTGCAACCTTTGCTATTTGAGCCACTCCTTGACATCAAAAGCAGGGCAGTCTTTCTTCACATCAGGCAGGTCCCTGTGTCCTAGTATTTCAATGTCTCCATATGAAAGTTGAAGTGTGGTGATGACATCCGAAAGGACATCAAACTGAATGTCCGTAAAATTATTTTCGGAAATAGACACGTCATGTTCTGACACCCCACCTACCAGCGCGATGCCTATAGAGTTGTGGTTGTATCCTTTTGCATGTGCTCCAACATCACCAATGCTGCGTCCATTCTCAACTAATCCATCACGCCTGATTATGAGTTGATAACCACACCCAAAAAATCCTCGATGTCGATGCCATGCATCCACCTCAGTCAAACCTATATCCATGCTCGGACGTGTTGCCGTGCAGTGGACTATGATGTACTCGGTTTTGTTTCTCTTAGCCATTCGATTGGTATACTCCCTTTGGCATATTTGAATCCGTGCTTCTCACACCACATTGAATATGTAGTCTTTGAAGATTTAGAGATTCGTTGTTTCGGATTGCTAAACACAAAGCGTATATCCAGATGTGGATGCTCTGCTTTTAGCAGTAAGTGTTTGGCTCTATCGTCTGTCATAAAGCGGCCCTTTGTTTCCACAATGATTCCGCTATTGGTTAAGACAAAGTCAGGCGTGTACTTAGACTGCCTCGCTGGTCGTGTGTATTCGATTTTCATTTCCTC